TTGTTAATTGTAGTTAGCATCATTATTGTTGCGGCAATGATTGCCACAACGAATGATTTGTATCCTTGGAATATGTTCTTACAGTTTGCCGGTGTTGCTGGTTGGTTGTGGGTTGCAATAATCTGGAATGATCGTGCTCTCATTGTTATTAATGCTGTAGCATGTGCAATATTTCTAAATGGTATGGTAATGTTTTTTCTTAAAACAGCGGGATAAATATAGTTATGGCGAAAAAAATAAAAGTTGAAACAGATAACTCTAATTGGCAAGCACCTAAGACTAGGAAGAAACGTAAACCTATGTCTGAAGAACAAAGAGCTGCCGCTGCCGCCCGACTAGAAAAAGCAAGAGAAAAACGGAAAGAGAAAAATCCAGATTATGGACAGAGTGGGATTCATCCCACACTACGAAATTTACCTGATGACCATCCAATAAGTGTTAAGAAGGTAAAGGAGTGGATTAAGACCCAAAAAGATATTATGAGTGTCGAAAGGGCAGCAGAACGTCAAGGTATTAAGGGTTCTATCAGTAAGTGGAAAAATGCTGAAGCATATGTTCGGGATATGCAAAAGTATTTAAGAGATGGTGATTGGATTTCTATGTTCTATGGTGAACATGAACAACACAAAGTTAAATATAAATGTGTTGCAATGGCATATCATGATGATGGAACACCTAAACGTAACGTAGGGACATGGTATCCCGATATTGGAACTTACACACAAGAAATGTTCAATGAGGATAAGGAACTTGCAGATGGAAGAAAAAGAAAGCGCCCAGATAATAAAAGGCCCGTGGAAGGATCTCCCAAAGGGAAAAAGAGCAAAAGACCTAAGTCAAAAAGAAAAAGAAGAACGTCAACTAAAAAATCTAGGTGATGAACTTACTGAGCAAGTCATGGTGCAGATGATTCATACTATGCATGAAAATGAATTTGATGTAGATGATGAGCAGTTTCTTAGGGATACTGGATTTGTAATTGAGTGTGTGAAGGGACTTATATATAGAGAACTAGGTGTAGAACACCCAATGAGTTCATTTATGGAACACATCACCAGAGATGTTGATACATCAAAAGAAGGTGGTGCATATGAAGGAGAAGCGTTGAACACTGAAAAACTAGAAAGAATTAAAGAAGTGTTAGACGGCTACGATGATGATGACGACCCCAAAGTTTCATAGACCATTTTCCCCAACAATAATGGAATCTAAAGTACCACAACGATTTGTAGATATTATCAATCGTGTGGGAGATGAGGTTCTATCTGACGATGCTAAGAGCGTAGAGTGGGATTGGTCGCATAAGCTGGTAGGTAAGGTACATAAAGAAGTACAAATACCAATTTCAAATGAAGATGAGAAAGCGCTTCTTTTTTCTACAATGAAAACTGCCTGTGTTGATTATCTTAAAGAAAGTATCAAAGTTAACACAGCATATGGGTGGAAAAAGATTGCCGGAGATTCCGTACCTACTATTGAAAATATACATCTAACTCATAGTTGGATTGTCAGTCAATATGCTGGGGAATATAATCCTTGGCACCACCACAGCGGAGATTTCTCTGCCGTTATCTATCTTAAACTTCCCCCAAATATGCATAAAGAAATAGAAAAAGATTTTGAAGACCATTATCCAGCAAATGGTTTGATAGAATTTATGTTTGGTGAAAACCAAGGATTTAGAAGTGACAATTTGAAGTTCAAACCAGAAGTAGGTAAATTACTAGTGTTTCCATCTTGGTTACGACATTTTGTATATCCCTTTACTAGTGAGGGTGAAAGAAGGAGTATGAGTTTTAACGCTCATATGTTTGTACCACAATGATTTTAGTTGATATGAATCAAATTTCAGTTGCAAGTGTAATGATGCATCTGAATATGACTAAAGCCATCAAACCCGATGGCGGTATGGTGCGCCACATGATTCTCAATTCTATGAGAATGTATCGCACACGTTTTAAAGAAGAATATGGTGAATTGGTGTTATGCTATGATTCCAAGCATTATTGGAGAAGGGATTTTTTTCCTCAATATAAATGCAATCGCAAAAAAACAAGGGAAGATTCTAATCATGATTGGGATGCTATTTTTGAATGTTTAAATGAGATTAAACAAGAATTAAAGGATAATTTTCCCTACAAACACCTTGAAGTATATGGTGCAGAAGCAGATGACATTATCGCTGCTCTTTGCCTTGAATTAGAGTTTGATAATGGAAAAACGCTTATTCTGTCGGGTGATAAAGATTTTATCCAATTACAGAAGTATAAGAATGTATCGCAGTATAGTCCTATCACCAAGAAGTTTGTTAATGGTGAAGACCCTGTACAATACCTAAAGGAACATATTTTACGTGGTGATTCTAGTGATGGAATACCAAATGTGCTATCGCCAGACCACACTTTTACGGAGAGTTTACGTCAACGGCCTTTAGGTAAAAAGAAGATATCGGTATTTCTAAATGAAGGGTTTCCTTCCACAGAAGTAGAAAGAAATTTTCAGAGAAATGAAAGATTGATAGACCTAAGTAAGAGTCCATCAGAACTATACTTAGAATGTTTAAAGGCGTATGGAGATGCGCCAGAAGGTGATCGTAGTAAACTACTAAATTACTTTATAGAAAAGAGGTTGAGAGACCTAACAGATTCAATAGGAGAATTTTAAAATGCCTGATAATTACCAATTACTTTTCCATGAAATTTTGGATAAAGTTGCGAAAGCGAAATCTAAGAACCAGAAGGTGACCCTTCTTAGGGAGTATAATACTGAAGCTTTACGTATGATAATCAAATCTTCGTTTGATCCTAAAATTATTTGGGATTTACCAGAGGGAGTTCCGCCCTATGAAAAGAATGAGGCACCAGAGGGAACAGAACACACAATGTTAGCCCATGAAGCAAGGACATTGTTTCATTATATCAAAGGTGCAAATAATCTTACAAGAAATAAACGTGAATCCATGTTTGTTCAGTTGCTGGAAGGATTACAGCAAGGCGAAGCCGAGGTTGTCACTGCCGCAAAAGATAAAAAATTACACCAAAAATATAAGGGTTTATCTGCAAATGTAGTGAAAGAAGCATTTGGTTGGGATGATGATTATGTGAAAGAGGTTGTAGCCTACCCAGCAACGCCAGGGCCTGCCAATGGATAGTGTTGTATTTTTGCAACACCCCCAAAAATAATTGTTTTTTATGTCGATTTCTCTTGACTCCTTCGTGGGCCTGTAGTATAATGTACATATGATGAGAAATGAAGAGGTTCATATGGTAACTGCTGGAACAAAGATTGAGTTTAATTACGGTGTTTTGCATCCCACAGAATTTGGTGTTGTCACCAAAGTTGAGGATAACATCGCCACTATTAAGGGTGAAACAGGTTTTATCGAAGAGATTAACCTTACTTGCATCAAGGTAATGGGTGAAACCACTGCCAATGGTTCTCCAATAGGAGTGTTTGCAATATGAGTATGTACGTAGCAGAAGGTTCTGAGAGTATCTTATCTGGTCTTGGTAAGATGAAAAATGCCATGATTGAGGACTATACCAAATTCATGCCACCGAATGATGATATTCGGAAGAAGATGAATAAGGAATATGTCGAGAATTATACCATTACATATGGTTCAAAATACATCAAAATCTACATAAAAGGTAGTGGTGTAAAAGCGTTTGTCGTTGGTGTTGACAACGATAAAAAGTTCAAGAAAGGTGACATTTTGAAACCCGCTGGTTACAATGCTCCTGCTAGGAACTTTGCGAGGGGTAACATCCTTGAAGGTAATTATGAAATTCGTTGGACAGGTGCCTAATCATGGTTAATTTACTATATTTTGTTTTAGCGGTACAAGTTTATTTTGTTGCTTGTTATTGGGCATTTACTACTTTTGGGGGATAAATATATGACTACCAAAGAAAAAATTCTAGAATGGGTTGTTGGAAGCCTATTCATGCTTACATTATTCAGTGTAGGTTGGTTTTGCCTTGTCGTTTTTTAGTTGACAAATCCTTTTAAGTATGGTATGATGAATCATAATCAGAGAGGATTGAGATGCTATTAGAGATTACAGGTTCAACGAAAAAAGTCAGAAAACTTGTCGAACTCGCCGCATGGAATTATGCAGAGAGATTGATGGGTAAACGACTCATGAAAACTCTCTATATTACAATAGATTTAAAAAGAACTCTTCTTAAAAATGATGAGATAGAAGGTTCTTGTATATGGGATACTTGGGATGATCTCTCAAAAACTCCCAGAGATTTCAATATTGAATTAGATTCTACAATCAATTTAAGAGATATTTTAATCAACCTTGCCCATGAGATGGTTCATGTGAAACAGTGGGTTAAGGGTGAGATGTATGAATATGCTGATCCCAACAAAGTTAGGTGGATGAAGAAAAAGTATGACATGAGTGAAATGGACTACTATGACTTTCCTTGGGAAATTGATGCGTTTGGTCGCCAGTTAGGACTGTTCGTAAGAATGTGTGAAGAAACTGGTAATGTTAATGAAGAAATGATGGAGAATGTATAATGAGTAAAACCAAAAATTGGTTAATGGACATGGAAGAAAATTTCTGGACAGAAGCTAACAAAGTTATTGGTGAATGTGAAACATGTGGTGAATATGTTGCCAAGATGTTTAAATCCAAGAATGTTAGTGCCGTACTTGCTTTGTCTAATAATGCAGATTTAACTGAAGAGTTAGAGTATAGCTGGGACGAATTCTGGTCAAAATATAAGTAAGGAGTTTATATGGATATTTCGCAACTTTTAGTGGCTGGGCTTATATTTTTAAGTCCAACCTATTCAAGCAATCAAAACCTTTCTGTAGAGTTAGAGGCACAATGCCTTGCATTGAACATGTATCATGAGGCAAGAGATCAAGGAAGTGCTGGATTACTAGGTGTATCTTCTGTTGTTTTAAACAGAGTCAAGGATGAAAGATTCCCTGATACCATATGTGAAGTTGTAGAACAAGGGCCTACTAGAGAAAGTTGGAAAACTAGACAAAAAAAGAATATTTCACCTATCCTGAGAGTGTATTATCCTATACGTAATAAATGTCAATTCAGCTGGTACTGCGATGGTAAGAGCGATGTGCCTCAAGAAGCAAAAACTTACAAAAGGTTATTGACAATAGCTCAAGCAATAGTGTATAATAAGTTTGATTTTATTGATATAACAGATGGTGCTTTGTTTTACCATGCCGATTATGTAAAACCAGCATGGGCAAGGACTAAGGTGAAAACAGTGGAAATTCAAGATCATATTTTTTATAAGTGGGAAGTAAAATGACATTTGATGAGTATCAAGTATATGCACAGCAAACTGCAATCTATGAACACCCAATCATATATCCAACACTAGGATTATGTGGGGAATCTGGAGAGGTCGCAGAAAAGGTTAAGAAACATTTAAGGGATGGAACATCACTTGACGAATTGAAAAAGGAGTTGGGAGATGTTCTTTGGTATTTGTCAGCAATTGCATCTGACCTTAACCTATCTCTTAATGACATTGCAATTACGAATGTAGATAAACTACAATCTCGTATGGAGCGTGGTAAGATACAGGGTAGTGGAGATAATAGATGAACATATTCTATCTAGACCGTGACCCTGTAGTTGCCGCCCAGTTAATGTGTGATAAGCATGTAGTTAAGATGATACTGGAAAGTGCTCAAATACTTTCTACTGCACATCGTGCCATTGATGGAGATGATCGTGCCAATGAAGCAGGGTTCTATAAGATGACACATAAGAACCATCCTAGTACAAAGTGGGTTCGTGCATCAAAGAAAAACTATGAGTGGTTGTGGAATCACTTTGATGCTCTCTTAAAAGAGTATACACACCGATATAGTCAACATCACGCTACAGAACGGTTGCGTAATATTCTGTTTATGCCACCACTCAATATAGACGTTGATGCCCCATTTACTGATCCACCCCAATGTATGCCTGAACATTGTCGGGGTGATGACACTGTTGCAGCATATAGAACTTACTATATAGTAGAGAAGTCTGCTTTTGCAACGTGGAAAAATAGGGGGATTCCCGAATGGTTTACTACGATGACGAAAAAGAGCCGGAAAGATATTATGATTGGATGCTCTGGAGATTGAGAAAAGAAAACCAAAAATCACCTGGCGGTATGAATTCTGTAAGAGAACATCGCCGATTATTTGATTGGTCTGATAGAACCATGAATACGGACGGTATATATAAAAGAGAAGTTCAAGAAATGCAGAAGATGGTACATGGACTTCAAATGAGAGTTAAAGATTTGGCGTATACTATTCACAATCTAGAACATAAAGTTAAAGTTTTAGGGGGTGACCCAAATCAATATGAAATGGAGTTCTGACATGCCTGACAATACATTAACACTTATCATAGGGATATCAATTATGGCTGGTATACTATGGTTATTTACACATTTTGGTGGAACTTTGCACTGATGCCAACATATACTTTTTATGATGAGTCCGCTGGAATAGAGTGGGACGAATTCTTATCTATATCGGAAAGAGATAAGTTCTTAAAGAAAAACCCTCAAATAACGCAAGTAATTAAACCAGTTGCAATTGTTGGTGACCATATCGGTGGTGTCGGCCCGAAAACAGATGGTGGATTTAACGAGAACATGCAAAGAATAGCAGAAGCACACCCTGGCTCACCTCTTGCACAGAGATATGGTGGTCATGGTATGTCACATAAAGAAATGAAAACTAGGGATGTTCTTAAAAAACATGGTTTGGGTAGAGAAGGGTTCTCTGCTAACAAATCTCCGACAACAAAAGGATAAATAGATATGGTGCAGGCGAGAAATCAAACTACAGCACCGATGCACAGCATTGAAGGAAGCTGGGTAGTCCCTCCGCCTATGTGCCAGGTGGTGGGGGAGGCGCCCCCGACTCCCCCCCACCAGTTTGTTTGTGATTTATATGAATCGAGGATCGAAGTATGGCAACCAAGAAAAATAAAGAAATTAACCATAGTAGCCTAGTTGCAATTAAACCGATAGGTGAACTTCAAAAAAAAGTTTTTGAAACTTGGAAGAAAGGTAAAAACCAATTTCTATTTGGTGCAGCGGGTACAGGTAAAACATTCATTTCCCTATATCTTGCATTAAATGATATATTTGACCTAAAGAAACCTTATGATAAAGTAATTCTAGTACGGTCACTTATACCATCAAGGGAGATTGGTTTTCTGCCAGGAGATGAGGAAGATAAAGCCGCACTGTATCAAGTACCGTATCAGAACATGGTAAGGTTTATGTTTGAAGCGGCTAATGAACAACAGTTCAATTCCTTGTATGACCGACTAAAGGGACAAGGTAGTTTATTCTTTCTATCAACTTCTTTTCTAAGGGGGTTGACATTTGACAACAGTATCATTATAGTAGATGAATGTCAGAATTTAAATTTCCACGAGCTAGACACTATTATCACTAGGGTAGGACAGGATTCCAAAATAGTTTTCTGTGGAGATTTTGACCAAACAGATTTGGTAAAACAAAATGAACGAAATGGACTGCATGATTTTCTCAGAATTTTAAATGAGATGGATGAATTTAATTGTACAGAATTCACTTTAGGTGATATTGTACGATCTGGTTTTGTTAGAAATTATCTTATTAATAAAATCAAATTAGGGGTAGGAATGGATTAATGATACGTTGGGTGAAGATTATGGTTGATCTCCCATCACCAGAAGTTGTGAAAGATAACCCAATAGTAGTAGTAAAAAACCAAAATCTTAGTAATGAAGAATTGGTGAAATTTGCATCTACTCTAGGAAGAGTTTGGGATGATTCTCAATTCTCTGGATTACAACAAACTATCCAGAGAGGTAATAGTGTAGAAGATTCATCAGTGGTTAATGTATCTCATGATGGGGCACTTAAAAGGATTAATGTTCCATGGCATGTAGATTTATCACATTATCCTATACAGGTATTACCTAATAGACTTTTGTATTCGATTGAAGAGAAAAACCCAACGCCAACAATTTTCTTTAATAGTAGTATCGCTTTGATACGGAGAAGAGATAAGTTAGAAGAATTGAAGAATCTATCTGCATATCACTTGGCCCCATATGAAACTCCTTGGACATGGCCAGTCAAACGACCTGTTGTACATAAACATCCTTGGAAGGATTATTATTCATTTGTATGTCCAGGCGGATTTGCAAAAGAAATAGAAGGCCAAACAAAATCTAATTTAGAAAGTAAGATGTGGGTAGAAGCCCTTGTAAAAGAAATATGGACAGATGAATTAGAATATGTACATCATTATGAAAAGGGTGATTTAGTCATATATGATAATTACACTGTAATACACAGAAGGGAATCCTTTAAAGGTGAAAGGATTCTCAAAAGGGTTACATGGGAACCTTTTATAGATTAGGAGAATATAATGAATTTATATAAATTAAGAGAAGAATTAGAAAGGGATGAGGGAGTAAAGTATGAAGTATATTTGGATCACCTTGGTTATCCTACCTTTGGTATTGGCCACCTCATTACTGATAATGATCCTGAGAGTGGAGCCTCCGTTGGTACAGAAGTCAGTGACGATAGAGTTCAAGAAGCCTTTGAAACCGATGTCGAAACTGTCCTGTCAGACTGCGAGCGATTATATGTACAGTTTGAACATTTGCCAGAAGAAGTCCAATTAATCATTGCAAATATGATGTTCAATATGGGATATCCACGTTTGAGTAAATTTAAAGGAATGAAACGTGGTGTGGATGCAAGGGATTGGAATGCTGCCGCAGATGAAATGGTCGACAGTCGTTGGTACGATCAAGTGACCAATCGAGCAGAACGACTTGTTGAAAGGATGAGAAGTGTATGACGAAAATAGAATTTAATCATGTAGAATGTGAGTTGCCTGAAATCAGCGCAACAACAAATGACGGTGTTCGTTTATATGAAACACCAGAAGGTAATTTATACCCTTCTATAACTACAGTTCTATCAGTAAAGAATAAACAAGGTCTGTCAGAGTGGAGGCAGAGAGTAGGTAATGAAGTTGCAAACTATGTTTCTGGCCAGGCCGCACGTAGAGGAACCGCCGTACATCATATGTGCGAAGATTTTCTTAACAATATGTACCTTAATTTTCCCTCAAAATGGGAAAAACATACAAAGAACTTCCTTCCGCACTGTTTATTTACACAATTAAGAGATAAAGCATTGTGTAATATTGATAACATATATGCACAAGAGGTAGGACTTTATAGTGATAAATATAAGGTAGCGGGTAGGGTTGACTGCATTGCGGAGTATAATGGTGTACTCTCAATTATCGACTTCAAAACGTCAACTAAAGAACGCAAAGATGAATGGAATGAATCATATTACATCCAAGGTTCTGCCTATGCGGAGATGTTTCTTGAAAGAACAGGGATAGAAATTAATCAAGTGGTAATACTTGTTGTCACAGAAGATGGCACTGTTCAAGAATTTATTGAAGATAAGTCCGCCTATTTAAGTGCTCTTACCGAATCCGTTACAGAATGGAGAAACCAAAATGAAACACCTAATAACGACATTGGCGGTGTTTCTGCTCATAGGGTGTCAAACAACTAATTCAACACCAAATGCGGTACAAGAACCCGCCCTCCCAAAAGTGGAAGTAAAACCAGAACTTAAAGAAGAGAAGAAAGTAGAGAAAGAAGTACAGCCGCCTAGTCTTGATAATTTTGACATATCAAAATATCCGCCTGGTACTCCTGTTAGATCTTTTAAACCAGTAATGTGTAGTCATTCCGAAGTGATTCACAAAGGGCTTTCTCAAGAAGCTGGTGAAAAACCATTTATGGTGTGGAAAGATTTAAATTATGGATACCTAACAGTAATGTTTATAAACCCAGAAAAGGGAACGGTGACGGTGCTTGAATATCCACCTAACTCGCCTGGATTAGCGTGCTTTTCAAATATCGGTATTGAATTGAAGATGCGACAACAATCTGAAAAAACTGGTACAAAAATCAGATTTATCCCTTGACAATTAAATCACAACATGGTATAAATACAGTTACAGTTTGTTGATACAATTCAACATTCGGACAGGACGAGGGTGCGATTCCCTCCGCCTCCACCAAAAGGAGATTAGTGTGGAAAAAGAATTCGGGAAGGGGATATCTGATGCTGAAGACCCCCTTAGTACGAGAGGTAAGTAAGTGGATGCTACGACTATACATCATTTGGAGTATAGCGGCCGACATAACACTTTTAAGTGGTATTGTTTACCTAATCTTTTTTTGATGGGGGCGAATTAGGATCGACTGGCGGATAGAGATGCGAGGAGAGCTGTGGATTGACCACCTTATAGGTCGCCACGACAAATGCAAACGATAATTTTGCAATCGAGGATTATGCTCTAGCAGCATAATCTCATAGGGTTTCGGGGGTTTCCTAGTAACAGAATAACCCCCACTTACACTAACGCACTAAGGCGAGTGTGGGTTCCTCTAAGAACGATGTAGTAGGACTTGCGTATTGGATGAGGTTATAATAGAAAGGATATAGTGTGGATTTGGAGGCCAGTTTAACTACTAACCATTTATTTCCAGTAGCCTAGGAAACACAGGGGTCACTACCTAATAAGTGCGTGGGGGGTCACGGTTAACCCCCCAACTTATACATGGAGTAATAATGTCATTGAAAACACCTAAAACTTTCGCTCTGGAAGTTGAAACAATTGTTAAGGAAAAACAACTAAGTCACATGGATGCCGTATTATGGTATTGTCAACAAGAAGGAATAGAACCAGATTCTATTAATTCTATGATATCTAAAAGTCTAAAGGAAAAAATTGAAGCAAATGCAAGGGAGTTAAATTTTCTTCCTAAACACGCACAGTTACCAGTTTAAGGAGTAGAGTAGTATGTATGCACTTTTATTAATTTTTCCTATACTCTTTTTCTCATCAAATTCAGATTTTTTTGAACAGGTAGAAAAGGATACTGCTAAGGGTGCAGTTTGGAAGAAAATACCAGCAAAGTCACCCGACCCAAACGCAAAATCAATACCTTTGCAATGTTGGGATTTTGAAACTGATACTGCATGTGGGGAACCATATGTAATATACAAATTGGTGATGCCTGAGGATAAGTAATTTGGAACCTGTAGATGTGTATCTAATGTATTGTGCATTGAAGGCTCATTTTGGTAAAGGTAAATATAATTATCACCAATATGGTGGCAAAACTAAAATCAAAAGAGAATCCTTTTATAAAAGAAAGGATAGATATTTTTTTACCAAGCTTGCAACAACCTATAAAACTAAACAAGAAATAGAAAACTATTTACTGGCCAATTTCATTAAAGAACGAAGAGGGTACATTGTAAATTTCAATAAAGAAAACTATGACTCTTGGACATTACGTAGGCAGGGGTTTTTTGAAATGTTTCCTATTGAGGTTTATCCATATGTTGCAAATTTTGAACCCCTATTTCAAGTTAAGGATATGCAACATCCCATTTTATTAAAAGAATATCTTGGTGGTAGGATTTCATTAGAAACCCTTATTATTCTTGATGAGCTCGTAGAATATACTCAAGAGTGGAATATAAAATTAAAGGGTGATGTTGTATGGGAACCCCTAAAAGAATTGATGAAAAATTACAAAGGGTTCTTGACAATTGATGCAAAACGGTATAGAATAAAACTATTAAATCTTATAGAGGAGTCCAGTTAATGGAAGTTACGTTGTACTTGGATAAGGGTGATGCCCTACGTGAAGAAGGGTTCTTTGAATCCAAAGTTGCAGACCTTGAGAATAAAATCAAGGCCCTTAATTTTGACAATGCCGAATTGGCGAAGTTAAATGAAGAGTTGAGAGAAAGGGTTACTTCCCTAGCCTCCCGACAACCACAATGGCCAAAAGGGTATCGCCCAAGAAGGTATAATCCCCAGAAGAAATTTAATGGTAAAAAATGAAAGTGTAACATTAGTAGACCATATGGGCAGTGATTTAACGGTTGTTAACGCTGCCCGTGTATCTTTCGCCAAAACCTCTGAATGGGATAGAATTCCAGAGGCCGGACCCGTTGAAGGATATCTAAAATTAAAAGATGAGAAACTTATTAAGTATTTGGCCAAGCATGGACATTGGACGCCATTTGGACATGGTAGTTTACAATTTCATATTAAAGCCCCAGTGTTCGTTGCTCGTCAACTAGTCAAACACCAAGTCGGATTGGTGTGGAATGAAGTATCTAGAAGGTATGTAGATGATGAACCAGAGTTCTATGAACCCACTGAATGGCGACTAGCCGCAGAGAACAAAAAACAGGGTTCTTCAGATGAAACTGTGGAGTACGATATTTCGCCACTCCATGAAAATTGCAAGGAAGTCTATCAGTATATGTTAAAGGATGGAATTGCACCAGAGATGGCACGTATGGTATTACCCCAATCTATGATGACAGAATGGTATTGGAGTGGAACACTCATGGCATTTGCTCGTGTATGTAATCTACGATGCAAACCAGATGTGCAACTTGAAACTCAGATGATTACAAATCAGATAGATAAACTTACAAAGGAAATTTTTCCGACAAGTTGGGAGGCATTGCGTGACTAATAATATAGGACATAATTATTCAAATGAATGGAACCATACCACAGTAGAAAAGATTATAGTATTGATGGAAGAAATAGCTATTTTGGAAAGTCGATATGAGGAACATGACACTGGCAATTTACATACGGCAGTGGATGTATTAAAAAGTAGAGTATTAGAGTTGAAAGGTAAAATTCATGGTTAAAACTTTTATGTTATTGTTAGCATTTACAATAACAGACCCAGAGGGTCAAGGAAGGGATGAAAAGGTTCATATTCTCTCTCGACATTTTGACACACAACTGGAATGTGTTAATTTTGTTAACGATTGGAGTGGTATCATTAGGGATAGAGGACTCTCAACAGTAGAGAGTATGCTTGCAGATGGATGGACAGTTAATCTAACTGAAATTGGTTGTGCAGTAAATCCAGCGGATGCAGTTGAAAAAGTCACTGTCGCAAAATTCAATAAGGTTCATGAAGATGTCACTGACCACGATGAAATTAATGCCACAGAATAACTATGTGGAGCAAGGCCCTATGTGGGTTCCAACCTTTGTTGGTGATGTTGCCTTAATCATAGGAAATGGTGAAAGTAGATCGTGGTATCAACCATGCCATCAAACTATAACTAGAGATGGTGTTGATACTTGGGGATGTAATGCAATATATCGTGATGGAAAAGTTGATAATTTAGTTGCAACAG